AGCTGTTAATGAAGTCGAGCTTTTGGCATATGGACTTAGCAATCCTAAGTTTCGAGAGTATTTGTCTGGAATTAAAGTTGCGGGGTCAAAAGCGCAGGCAGAATTGCGAAGCAAAAATCTGCTTGATGCGTTTATGAATTGGATAAGAGACGCTCTTGGGTTGAGCAAGAGATCAATGACTGCGTTGCAAGAAGTCATTCAGATGTCCGACACGTTAATGCAAGAGGAAATTGACGGCAAGGCAACACAAAAACCCACTGAAAAACCAAAAGCTCCAGAGCCAGTAGAGCCAGTTAAAGCTGAAACGCCAAAAACTAATCGCGATGCGGTTATGCAAAAGATGGACACGTCTAAGTTCACTAAACCGTTGCGAGAGTACATCGAGGAACAAAGCGAAGTATTTGAGGATGCAGACCTAATCGTTGACATTCTTGAACCAGTTGTGAATGGAGAAGTTGAAGCTCCTAAAAGCTGGGTAAAGCAGATCCGCTTGCAATACATCGAGGCTGGAATCCTTACACCAATTTCAGACGAGCAACTTAGGAAGACTATTGTTTCAAGTGGCAAAGGATACGATTTCCAGTTGGCGGGAATTAAATACCACTTCCCGCACAGCGGAGGAATTCAGGGCTGGTTGGATTCGGACATTAACGCAAAGCCAAAACCCGCACAAAAGCCAAAGAAAAAAAGCAAAGGCAAAAAAGCACCAGTGCCGGTCGTTGAGCCTACAGTTGTCACTGAAAAACCGGCAACGGGTGAAGTAAAGATTACTCAAACAAGCTCAAGGAAAACAAGGAACCACACGCTGCGAACCTTTCAGGTCAAAATGGGTGACACAAACGTCAAGTTAGAGGAGGAACTTGATGGGCTTGGAGGCAAAGATTTTGCGCTTTACAAATCTGAGGGATGGACAACGGAAAAATACGCTAAGGAAAAATTTAAGCGAATATTTCAAATTAAGGGTGATTTAAGAAAAGCAAAAACAATTGCTACGGCTTACATTCAAGGAAAATGGTCGCCAGAAACCGAGGCGGTTATTCGGAAAGACCGTGAGGTCAAATTACATGCAACCAACAAGGATATGGCAAAGCAAATTGAAAATGAACGCAAGCTATACGAAAGTCGTGATTTTAGACCATTGTTATTGGGAAAAAATCCGTTTTTTGTTAGTGGGGCAATGTTTGTTGCTTTGTCGAAGTCGGATGCGAAAAAAATCCAAGAGCAATTGAAAAAAGATTCGGATTTGGAGAAATTTGCCCTTGGTCAGACGGAGCCAAAAAATTACGAATGGTTTAAAAAATCAATGGGTTCAACCATTGACCAAAGCTTGAAAGGTAAACAGTATGAAGCAATTGGCTTTATGGGGACAAAGTTTATTAACCAACAAAAGGTGTTGCTTGTCCCAAAGGATGCGTCTGGAGATTTTGTTGCAATTCAACAGCAATTCTATGACACCATTATGCAGCGACACCCTGATGCCGTAATAAAGTCAAATGGTACAAAAACGCCAATTGGGTTTGAAAAGGATGGCAAGTTTGTTGGGCTTGTTATGCCTATTTCGTTGAATACAAATGAACAACGGGAAGCCGAACAGGTTTTTTATAAATATTCAAACAAAACGCTGAAAAAGTATTTTGAAAAACAGCAACCTGTTTCGGAACCTCAATCTGAAACATTAGAATCGTCTTTGCCGAGTCGCAAGCAGAAAAGCAAAGGCCGAAAGAAAGCTAGATCAGACGAGGGCGGTGGGGCAACGAAATTTTCAACTAAACCAGCCAAGTTTCCCGAAAGTGCAAAGAAAGGTTCTGACCTGCCAAAAGGCTGGGCTTGGCCTGAAAATGTAAACCCCTTTAGCGTCGAAGAACTTGTGGCACTTGTCAGGGAAATCTCTACCGACATAGATTTCAAAGCTCCAAAACTTAGCAAAGCTTTAAAGTTTGCAACGCGAGGCGATTTTAATACCGTCAAAGGCCGAATCCGAATTAACAATAGGTTGGTCGGCGATCCTATGGCAATTTTAAAAACACTGTCGCATGAAATTGGACACCTCATGGATTGGCTGCCAGATAAGCTAGAGGGTATTCCAAGGGGTAATATTTTTGGCAGGCTTGAGGCGTTAACAAACTTTGGCAGAGACTATTCAGAGTTAAGCAGACCTGCGCGGGAAAAGCTGAAAATAAAAGCAAAGAAAGAAGCCGTTAGAAAGCATGGAGTTGATGTTGGACAACGCAAAATTGACAAGGAGTTCGCAGCTTTGCTTGAAAAGTCAGACATACCAAGTGCGAAAGATCTCAGGACAGAGTTAATTTCTCTTTCAAAATGGTGGAGGGGTGATTACGCAAATGCTCCTAAAAGTTTTAAAAGGTATCGCGAAAGCCCAGCAGAGCTTTACGCGGATGCACTGTCAGTTTTGTTGGTTGCACCTAAAGAGTTAGAAACTCGCGCCCCAAAGTTTTTTCAATTGTTTTTTGAAAGCATAGACAGCCGTCCTCGCGTTTCAGATGCCTATTTAGAGCTTGTTTTGTTGCTTGGTGGAGAACCGCTGCAAATTGCAAAAGCTTCTCTTAAACGACACAAGCAAATGTTTGAGCGGACAAACGATATTCGGATTGCCATGCGAAACGAGGAGCTTGAGAAGCAAGATTTTAAACGCAATTTGGAAATTGGTTTTAGCCTGCTTTCTCAATATGCAATTGATAAAGGTGCGCCCGTCAAACGGATGGGCAAAAAAAGTTTGCGTGGAGGAGATCAATGGAAAAACATTGATAACAAAGTTAGAGAACACGCAAGATATGCCGTTGATGATCTTAATACTCAGGACACGCTGAATTACAAGTTTTTTAGAGATGTGTCTGAGCAGGTGTTTGATCCATTGGTCGAACAATTTCAAGATGCGGGTTACGAGCAAAACGCAAGAGCAAAGGCTAAAGAAGGTCTTGGCTTGTTGATGAAGTTTTATCGGGACAAGTGGGGCAGAACTAAAAAAATTCAAGATCCAGACCAACCGCTTGATCCAGAGGCTACGATTGACGTTGAAATTCCAAACCCGCTTGGCCTTGTTGCTGCTGACGTGGATTCACGCATTGAAGCATACAAAGACGAAATTGGAGAAGACCTTTACAACAGTGTATTGAACGCAAAGCAAATTTTTAACGACCTAATTTTTGACGTTGCAGAGCAGGCAACAGCGGAAGGTATTTACAGCGAACAACAGTTTGAAGAAAACATTGTTCCAAACAAAGACAATTACGCTTCCTATTGGGTTGTTCACCATGCGTTAAACTTCCGCGACATTTCGCCGATGATAAATGAGCAGAACGGAACGTGGGATGACATTGTAAACCCGTTTGAAGCTACAATTGTTAAGTACATGAATTTGAATCGCCTTCGGCTGAAAAACAAAGCTACAATGGCGACCCTCAAGCTTATGAGACAAACGCCAGAGTTTGCAGATCAAATTCAAAAACTTGGTAAATTTGAAAGGCCAAGTAAAACTAAGTTGAAACAAGAAAACTTGGACATCATTTACACAATGCAGCAGGGCAAGGTCATTAGGTACTTGGTTCCTGACAACATTGCTGCAACATTCAAAAGGCCAGACAATGACAAAATGCTTTCAATCATTGAAAGGTTGTTGAACTCAGCAGTTTACAACACGTTCCATCCGCTGTTTGTCACGTACTCAATGGCCTTTGCTCTTAAAAACCCAATTCGGGATATGAGACGAACAATTGTCAACCTTGGGGCAACAGATAACATTGGCGCACTAAAGCTTATCCCTGCATACGCCAAGTCGTTTAGAGAAGCATGGAGGTATTCAGGCGGTGAGCAGCAGGAAATGATTACTGCAATGATTGAGTCAGGTGCAATGGATGTTCCGTTTACCCGCTCAAGGGCTATGGACATGCAAAATGAAACCGCTGCGTTAGATGAACTGTTTATAAGAATGGGTTCACTGGACGAAAAGGCACAAGACCAGCTTGGTAACTGGGTGACAACATTTGCAACATTGCCAGTTTCAGCAATTTTGGCAGGTACAAACATTGCAACAAGTGGCAGGTTTGGCAAAAAGCAAGCGAATTGGCTTGAATCTAACAGGCAAAAATACGCACAATCAATTGACGACGTTAAGCATCTAATTGGGATGGCTAAAGCTTTGGAAGGTGTTAAGCGAGTTGGAGAAACAACCGAGGTAGCAATGAAGCTGGCTGGTTGGAAAGAGTTAAAAAAGAAAGGTTTGTCCGATGCACAGGCTGCATTCAAAGTAAAGAAGTTGGTCGGAACGCCGGATTATAAGCAGGCTGGTTTTGCAACGCCGTACACAAACGCAATTTTTATGTATTCCAAAGTTCGCTGGAATGGACTTCAAGCCGATCTGTCTGTGGCAACGGACAAAGAAACTGCTGCTAGTTGGTGGTGGCGGCAGTTGTGCAATTCGTTATTGCCAACCACGCTGACAAAAACTATGGCCTACGGTGCGGTTGGTGCGCTTGACCCACTTGGAAAGTTGCTTGGGTTTGGAGATGACGAAGGTGAACTTACGGTAAGTCAATGGTTAAAGCAAAAGTACAATTTCATTTCGTCCTACTTTTTGCAAAATTACGATCCTGTGCCAACCGTTACTGTAAAAGATGCCAAAGGCGTAGAGTATCTTGTAATGCTTTCACTGCCAAAAGATGACACTGGAGCTTTGATTTCAAGGTTGTGGTGGGCAGCGACGGATGCCGCATTGATTGCTTCTGGAGGAACTCGCGATTCTAAAAACCTTGGCGATGTTACGTCGGAGGTGTTCAATAACATTTGGGGCGCGGCAATGCCAGACTGGTCTCCTCCAATTCAAATCTCAAATGCGTATAGGCATTACATGCTGGAAGAAACATCTCCAAAAGATCCGTTTTTAGGAGGTGATATTGTTGACTCAACTAATCAAAAAATTGGCGGTTTAGACGCTCACTTAGATATGCTGGAATACACCAACAATCAATTTGGGCAAGCTGGTGCTGTTGCAAACGCGGCAATGGATCTGGCTTTTGACAGAAACCAAGATCCAACCGAAGACAAATGGAAATACTTTTTGTATCAATCGGCAATGTCCGTGACGGGTGCTTCGTCGTTCATACGTGTGACACGAAGCGGTCAGAAAGAAATTCAATACGGTGGTGAAAGAGCGGAAGATCGGGAAAAAGCCGAATCGTTAAAACGCACCGGAGATTACTCGGCGATATTTCGCGAGGAAGCTAAATCAATTCGAAAGAACCTTGAACGCGGCATGGCAACGCCAGCGCAGGTCAACGATTTGTACCGATATGATTTGTTCCAAAAGGGAATTGTCAACGTACAGCGGGAGGTGATGAATGATTTGAAAGAAAAAATTGACAGCCCAAATACGTCACGCGCCGAAAAAAGAGCGTTAAAAGCATCTGTTGAGCAAATACAAGATGCAATGAAAACCGTTGCCTTTGACCTTCAAAACGGGCTTGTTGATCCACCTGCAATTTTAAGAGATGGCTTGGAAAACAGAAAAGGTGAAATTGTCAAACAAGCTATTACATTTTTTAAGCCACACAAGGGCAGTAAATTTGCACAAACAAATGCAGAACGAAAAGCTGAACACGACATAATTCGTCAAGATTCAATTCAACAAATGTTTTTGTTTATGTCACGCCAGCAAGCGTGGGATGCTTACAAAACTCGCGTTATAAACCTTGGCTATAAAGATGATCTCGGTCGTCCAACTCGCACTAATAGTTACTTTGCGAGCGAAACACAGCAACAGAAAAAAAGAGCTTTGTCATCTATTTATGCAAATAAATCTGACAAGTAGAAGCTTTAAACTGATACACGTTTGTGGTAACATTGTGGCATGAATATCACACAAAAAAACCTGTACGAAGTTTTTGCTGAAAACGTCAAAATTCGTCGAATCGAACTGAAGCTTTCACAAACCAAATTAGCCGAGCGGATGAATACCTCGGCTGGATTTGTTTGTGACTACGAAAAGGGGCGAAGAAACCCGACTTTGCTAACTGTCCAGCGATTTTCGGAAGCTCTGGAATGCACGGCAAGCAAGTTACTAGCGTACTAGCACTTTAAAAGGGCATTTGCCTTGATTGTCGGTTTCGTGTAAAGTGCTTTTTCCACGGGAGCGCGGTAAGCCATGCCGCGAAGTAAGGAAGTGATGGCCGCAGAAAATACTCCCCCTTTTTTTGTACCCCAAGGAGATGGATATGCTTGTTTTGGCGAGAAAACTGGAGGACAGTATTTTCTTTTCGGATGATCGTGGCTTGCGGATGGAGGTAAAGGTCATTGAGATCAAGCCAAATTGCGTGGTTCTGGGCATAAATGCCCCAAATCGAGTTCAAATTATGCGAGGTGAACTTGTTGAGCCGTCAGTTGGTCTAGTTCAGGGAAATAGCGATGCCTAAAGAGAAGCTTACTCACAGCAGGATGCAGAGCTTTAAGCTTTGCCGAAAAAAGCATTATTGGGCTTACGAGCTTGGCTTTAGGAAGAACGTGGACGCTAAAGCCCTGAGAATGGGTTCAGCAGGCCACGAGGCATTAGACGTATACAAACAGCACGGGTCGCTGGAAATGGCCTTAGAAGCTGTTCAGGCGATGTACGCTATTTGTCCTGATTCAATTGACCAGTTTGATTGGAGTATTGAGCAGGAAACTGTTGAATGCTTAGTAGCAGGGTATGTTTGGCGTTGGTCGGATTTTGAAATGAATGTCTTGGAATCCGAGCAGGCGTTTGAGATTCCTCTTAGAAATCCAGCTTCTTCTCGACCGTCAAGGGTTTTTAACCTTGCTGGAAAGATCGACGGCATCATTGAGGTGGATGGGCGAAACTTCATTTTGGAGCATAAATTCATTTCAGATGACATTTCGGATGATTCCGACTATTGGCGAAGATTGCAAATAGACACGCAGATTACCATTTACACGTATGCCGCTCGCGTGTTGGGATACAATCCCGTTGGTGTGCTGTATGACGTGATCAGAAAGCCGACTATCAAGCCCACTGCCGTTCCGGTGTTGGACGAAAACGGCCTTAAAATTGTTTTAGATGAGGCAGGTAAGCGGGTTTTGACGGCACAGGGCAAGCCTCGCCAGTCAGCAGACAAGGCAAAAGGGTTTGTGTTGCAAACGCGCGAGATGACCGTTGATGAGTGGAGTCAAAAGCTGCAATGCGACATTGAGCTAAGGCCAGAGTGGTATTTTGCTCGAAAGTACATTGCAAGGTTGGATGATGACATTGCGGAAATGGTTAGCGAAACTTGGGAGATTCAAAAGGCAATTCGGAATGCCCGAAAAACTTCTGCCCATTACAAAACTGTGAATCTCGGATCTTGCAGTTTTTGCAGTTATTTTGGTTTGTGTAGTTCAAAATTTAATTATGAGGGGCAGGTTCCCGAAGGGTTTGAACGTCTTGTAGATGTTAACCCTGAACTTGCCTAGTTTTTTTGAAAGGAAGTAGAGATGTCAGTACCCGCAAGTAAGTTTGAAAAGCGTAGGTTTAACAAGCCGGCATCACCGCCAAAGCAGGTTGCGCCTGCTGCTAAACCGGCAAAGATAAATTTGGTTTCTGGTGTTGTTACCAACCAAGGAGAGCGAATTGGGATTTATGGTTCAGGTGGAATTGGAAAGACAGAGCTTGTTGCTTCGCTTGAAAACGTCGGAATCAGGACGCTGTTTATTGATTTAGACGAAGGTACGCTTGGCCTTGCGGTCAACAGGGTGGCCGATGCTGAGGGCAATATGATTAACAGTTTTCAAGCTGTTCGCAGTGTTCTTCGAGACCCTGAGATTATTGACCAATTTGATTGCATAGTCATTGACACCTTCACTAAGCTGGAGGAATTGATCGCCAAGCACGTTATTGAAAACGTCCCGCATGAAAAAGGTAAGGTTGTTCGCAGCCTTGAGGATTATGGTTTCGGAAAGGGGCTTGTTCATGTGTTTGAACACGCTTTGTTGGTTTTGCAAGACCTCGATTCTATTGCGAGAATTGGTAAACATGTTGTATTGGTTTGCCACCAGACCGCCGAGAAGGTTCCATCGGCTGAATCAGACGATTACTTGGAATACCAGCCTCGTCTGCAATCGCCGTCGAAAACCGCAAAGCTACGCGAGCGAGTATTTGAATGGTGTAATCACTTTTTTCGTGTTGACCATGATCGCTACGTAGAGGACGGAAAAGCCGAAAAGGGCAACAGCCGATCTATTCACACCGTTCGCAGTACGACGGCTTGGGCAAAGCACCGGACTCTTGGGAGCGGTCGTGAGATTCCAGATCGCATTGATTACGACAGGGGAAGTTACGAGCTTTGGAAAATTATGTTTGGAGAGCAGCAATGATTATGCCTAACAACGACAATGAGAGCGACGATTCAGACCTTTGTGATCCTACTGAAGTGTATCAAACCTCAAAAGAACAATTGCAAAAATTCTACAACGCTATTGTCGGAACAGCGAAAACGACAGAGCATTGTTCCATTCTTGCAAACAATTTTACGCAAGCAGCAGATACCTTCTTAGAGAATCTTTTAGAGTTCGATTTTGCCAAATTAGAGATTGAAGATGAGGATGAAGATTATTTTGACACACTAAGGGATGTTCTTCACTCTCTTGTTTCTATTGGTACACAAACAGTTCGTTCGTGGTTGGCAGCAACAGATATTGAGTTTCTTGAAGAAAAATTTTTTAGCGAAGGTAACGACAAATAGTTTTTTTCTCGGCTACCAAACTGGATATTAGGAAAGTCGCTAATGGATTCTAGCGAGGTCGAGATTTTTTTTAATTTAGAGATGGAGATTTTATTATGAATGATGAACCAAGACAGCCTCTTTCGGAAGTTGGTAAATTTAGAGGCGAAATTGTTGATTACGAATTAAAGGAATTTGATTCTGGTTCGGTTTTAGTCAAGTTGTTTATTGAAGTAACCGAAAAGCTTGTTGATGGCAATTTTGAAACAGAGCCAAATAAAGAGTTTGTTGGGGATGTATGGGTTGTTGGGCGAAAAGGTTTGCAGAAAAACGCCTGTCAAAACCTAATTGAACACGCCGGATGGTCAGGTTCGTTTCAAGCGATTACCAATCGCGAGTGGCATCCAACACCAATTGGTTTTGAAACGGAAATGAACCAGAAATACGGTTTGCAGTTGCGATACATAAATAGTTATGAATTGCAGGGTAGTTCAAACACGGTGTCAGGTAAAAGCTTGGATGAAAAGCTTGGCGGTCAGCTTAGAAGCATTAAAGCAAATGCCAAGCTTGCTGAAGCTCCGTCAAAGCCGTTTGCAAAAACGCAGCCGCAGCAAGCTCCAGCAGCGACACCAGATGAACAAATTCCATTTTAGGAGAAGCAATGCCAGAACAAGAAAACGACCACGTAAGCCTGTCAGAAGCTCAGGAGCTAAATGAGTACCTAAACAAGTTTCACCATCCTATCGGTGATAACAGAAATTGGGATGTGAAAACTAGGCTTGAGCAGGTTTGTGGAATTTTAATCGCTTTGGATGAAAGGTTAACAGAATTGGAGGAAAGGTTTGGT